CGTATTTTTGGGTACGATTGAATATCGTTCGTTCGGTACGATTGAATATCGTTCGTTCGGTACGATTGAATATCGTTTAAGGAACGCACGGTGTTCCGGGTCTTTAATCAATTTGCGCTCTTCTTTGGTGAAGGATACGTCCGAATCGTCGGAGTCGGGTTCTTCTATAACCTCTTCTTCTTCTTCTTCCTCAGACGATGATGACGAATCGTCTTCGGTATCCAATTCCGCCTCTACCGTATCTGCCAATGTGCGGACAGAATCCAAAAGTAAATACAGTTTTGCCAAACATTCTGGGTCGTTTTTTTTCAAAAGTAGCGCGCGCAATTCGGTTTCCAATGCGTCCATTATATGTATTTGGCCCGAATATTTTTATACTTTGTACAAAAGTGTTATTACAAGGTAGAGAACACACATATCACACGCTTCTCAGTGGGTGTTTTTTGTAAAAGCCGTGTGGTGTCGTGGTCTATTTTGTACCCATTTGACACTAAATACACTAAGATATGAGCAACGTCGTTCAACATTGCATATTCACATCCCGCGGTTACATGGTCGCTTCGAATGGCGTAAATACACTGATTGTGCCGATGTGCGGTAGAGTCGTTGAAGGGCGACAACCTTGGCGGATTGATGCGCACCGTGCGCTCGGCGAGAGGCCCTGTCGGCACCTGGTTGATAACCAAGATATTTTGGTACTGTTTCTGATATTGGTTCAAATAGGGTTCTACGGAGAGGATGTAGCTCATATATGTGAGAGAGAGATATGTATACCGGTGAAGATTTAAAACGGCACACCTCGGTGTGCCGTTTTAAATCGTTACCGATACCGCATCTTTGAATAATTAAAACGGCACATTTTAATTATTCAATGGTGTAAATTGTATATACTTGAGTGGGTATATACCATTTTTTTATAATGGAGTAATATCGTCGGGTTGTTTCGATCAACCGACCCTTGGGTTATGGGCCCAATGCGCTTCCACTGCGCCACGACGATTCATTTGGGCCATGCTACATATAGGCAAATCACTGTCTACTAACATTCCCATATGAATCTATGAGCTTCTCTCTATATTGTTTTTTGACAACAATTGCGAATCATTTTATTAGATATGTTTTTATTTGTGCAACGACTCCAACACCAATGGCCTCTCAGAGGATGGATACAACAAGTCTCTTTGCTCCAACCGGCAGCGCAATTTTTGGTATCCTTTAACAAATCCAGTATTTCTCGTGCTCGGCGTATTTGCGACCAATCTCTATCAATGCGGCCCCCGAATCAAAATTGAGAATGTTGTAGCCCTCCAAGTGTTCGCCTCTCACAAAGTATTTGTTGATCTCGCCGACGGGTTCTACGCATTCATGATTCATCGTTGTGATAGGGTCATTGTAATTGGCCATCACAATAGCCGCCGTGCGACCCATCATTTCCTTCAAATTGGTGATGGGCGTGCTATCCTCAATAAATCCCTGATACGGCGTGATATATGTGATATTCAAATAATCGCCTCTATGTTCCACTTGTAGAAGCTCGTTGCTCAAGGTTCCGCCGTCGGCGTATTGTGCGCCTAAATACGAAATTGGCGGGAATGCTCCCGGGATGGCCGACGATGCCATCAACACGGCGACACAGTCCACCGACGACTCGTATTCAAAGATATCAAGATTTCCGGAATAGAGGTTCACCGCGCCAATCAGCGTATGAACGACGGGTTGATTCGGCATCTTGGCGATGATGTCGGTTAAGGTGTGGTTAAGAGGCGCCGTATTCAAGAGAGAAATGCCGGTGGCGGGCAGGAGTTCGTAGATGTCGCGGTTGCGAATGGACCCGTAGATGTTGGTGGCGACATTGACACCCACGCGGATATCGGGGTAGTAAGAGAGGAATCCGGCGTTTAGTGCTCCGGCACTGATGCCCGTGTATAGATCCGACGGGGACAGACCTATGTCTATCAAATGCTTGAGGATTCCGATTTCCACTGCGCCGAATGAACCGCCGCCGCTGAAGGCGAGTTGGTGGATGGCCGCGGTTTTTGTCAGCAACACGATAATGAACAGGAAGAGGAACAATGACATCTATATATTTACGAAGTACTTGTAAGTAATATTCTAGAAAATTGAAATAGAAAGTTTTGATTAAACTTACTATACATAATTACAAAAATGGACTATTCAACGAAAACAAGGGAAGAATTAATAACTGCGTGTAAAGAACGCAAAATCAAGGGGTACAGCGGGAAAAAGAAGGGCGAGCTTGTCCAAATGCTGACGGAAGAACCTCTAACAAATGCCTTTGTACAAGGAACGACACAAGGAACGACACAAGGAACGACAGAAGGCACTTTTGTAACAGCACCTCTGCGTCAGGATGTCATCCACGGCGACACGCTCGCAGTCTTGCCAACCTTGGAAGCAGAGTCCGCACAAATCATTATCGCCGACCCTCCCTACAATATCGGCAAAGACTTCGGCAACGACAGCGACAAACAACCCATGGACGAATATTTGAAATGGTGCGACGTGTGGATTCAGGAGTGCTTGCGAATCCTCAAACCAAACGGCACGATGTTCATTTACGGGTTCAGCGAGATTCTCGCACTTATTACGGCGCGAATCCCCTATCACATTCATCGTCGGTGGATTCTGTGGCACTATACGAATAAGAACGTGGCGTCGCTCAACTTCTGGCAACGGTCGCACGAGAGCATCCTGATTCTGTGGAAAACGGACAAGGTGTTTCACCGCGATGAAGTCCGCGAGGCATATACCGAGGGGTTCCTGAATGGCGCTGCGGGGAAAGAGAGGACGGCGACCAAGGGGCGGTTTTCCAAGGGCGATAAAAAAACCACTTACACGGCACATCCGGGAGGGGCATTGCCGAGGGATGTGATTAAAGTGCCCGCCCTGGCGGGCGGGGCGGGGATGAAGGAGCGCGTGGACCACCCCACCCAGAAACCGTTGGCGCTTTGTGATAAACTCTTGAGGTCGTGTAGACAGACGGAAGGCTTTGTGCTGGTCCCCTTTGCGGGGTCGGGCAGCGAATGTTTGGCGGCAAAAAACCTTGCCCTCCCCTTTGTGGGGATTGAATTGAATGCGACATATATAGATTTAATAAATGAAAGGTTACAAGGTGTAGATAAAACAACAACAGAAGAAGGGACAACAACAGAAGAAGCTTAAAGTGACTGCGACTTCAAATGCTCGTCGTAGAGCTGTTTGTAAAATGTTTACAAAGTGCTTATGCCGAGCAAATGCTCGTCGTATAGCTGGATGTAATTGTATTTCCTGCCGCGGCTGACTCGGCAAGAACCAACAATAAATTGCCGCATTTCCTCGGTCACACTCACATCCAGCCACAGTTGCGATGACATACTGAACGTGATGGACATCTTGGAGCCATTTAAAACATCGGTTTCCCATCCCACGATGGTGTCCTTGTTTTTTCCCGTTTTTCCGAGTTTGGGACGCCATTGGTAAGAGGCGGGATCCAACGCGGGGAAATCACTCGGAATGAGATACCAATCGTACAAAATCTCGGTGTCATTATCCCGCCTAACGATAATGGAATAGTATGTGAAGTTTTTGCGTTTGTTGATTTCGGCGATGATGTCCTCTATGGCACCGGGCGACTTGTCGGAGCACACCGTCGTCAATCGGTATGAACTGATTTTGAACGAGTTGTTGTCGGCACTGTCGTATTGGGTGGATTTGTTTGAAAAGCTGCCCATAGAGCAAGAGATGTCGCCGCCGGACTTGTGGGAGCCGTTGCTCTGCGAATCCACCTTGAGCCCAGATGCGGTCATAATGATGGCGTTGATGTCCTCCCAGGGGGTTTCTTTGATGGGGTCGTCGTTTATCAGATGGTAGCCTCTAACACATTTAGTGAAGTTTTCGCGGAACAATTCGGAAGTGGTGGGTTTTTGTCGCCGTTGTGCGCGAATGCGCGCAATTCGGTCAAGCTGTCGCCGCGTTAGAGGTATGTCAGCGACATTAGCATTGGAAGAAAGTTCCTCGGTCATTTTTTTCTCGTAATTAATAATTTGTAAAATAAACAGTAATTTGTGGTTTAAATAATGCTTTCATATTTGTTTATAAAAAAGATTTCAATTTTATACTGGTATAAATGTTCACCGTATAAAATATTTTGTTATTATATAGAAATGCCGGGTAAAACGTTTAGACAAAAACCACGGTCAAAGAACAATAAAAACTCTAAGAAGAATCATTCAAATAATAAAAAGTCTAGAAAACAATTGAAGGGTGGGATGAAGGCGAGAACTCCTAAGATAAAAAGCAACAAAAGAATTGTACGCGATATAGTTAAAGACCTAATGAGCGAATATAGAAATAACAATTATAATTCACTTGAAAAAGTAGTCGAAATATCAGATACACTGTTACAACCAAAATATGGAGATTTTGGAGCTTTGGCATATTTACAATTTATAAGCGATAAATTCTCTCACAACGACCCTAGCATATTTTTGTACTTACGTAAAAGATTAGAAAATGTAAATGTCTCTGAAAGGACTCGTGGTATTATTGACGACGCTTTTGAGAATTGGAACAGTGAAGATAGAGATGCTGTGATTGACATTCGGGATAATCATCCTAATATTTCAGATGACAATGCCGATAGTGTATATAAAGCAATTAATTTTGATAGCGGACTGCCCTTTAATAAGGCAGAACACGAACGTAATCAAGCGAAAGTGGCTTATAAAAAAAGACAACACGGCAGAGTCTTGGCTTGGCAGAAGGATGCAGCCGCACGTAACGAAAACGACATAAAAAAACTAGGGTAAAACAACGAAAGTAAAATATACGAAATGGGACACAAAATGCGCGTTTTTTCTGAAAAACAAGGTTTTTTTGGGATATCTAATAACTAAAATGTAATCAATGAGGATTACGTATTTGAGCCGAAGGGCCTATAAAAATACTTCTGAATAACTGAGAAATTAATTATTGAAATTTTTCAGTTTTGCTTACGAACCAAAAATTTTGACTCTAGGTCTGTTA